CAAAGAATTGAAAAGTACAAGTTTAGCCAAGCCTTTAGGGATGGCTCGAAAGCTTTCATAGCTTTCTGGATTATCACCTTCATTGTATTTGCATTCTTACGAGGCTGTGCCGACGAGCAACACGTCAACGAACTCAAAGCAAAGCAGAACATGTATGTGCGTGTGCAAGTGGAAGGAGCTAACTGATGAATAATTTCAGAGAAGTTATTGATAAAGCGGTAGAAGAAAGCCGTTTGCAAATTGCGCATTCTGCTGGTCACCTTGCGGTTGCTCATGAGTCATTCGCAAATGACTACCTTCTTAATGTAGCAAACCATGCCCTTTATATGCTTGGTACAACCATTAGTTCAGAAGATTTTGAAAAGGAACTCGAAGGCTTAAAGGCACACTTAATTGAATCTCTAAAGGGCTTCAATGGTGGCAATGACAAGGAGCCCTCTCATGGATAACTACAAAATCAAAGTTAATGATGAAGCTGAGAGCAAAGAGGCTCAGGAGTTGTTTTTTGAGTTGGGTTACAGCTGGCTTTGTTGTGGAAAATACTATAACCGGATTGGCAACTATACGTTTATTACGGCCTACCCAGATGAAATGTTATTAAGAATGGGCTGGGGTGGAGATACTGATAAAGAACTCACCCTCCCTCAGCTTCGAGACCTTGTTGTGTTGAAGCGTAATGATGTGAAGGATGCCAACCACACATACATTGGCGGAGGCATGGCTTATAAGACCTGTGAGGACATTTGTTACCTTTGGTCCCGCACTGGATGGGAATATAAAGGAATAGCTCACAATCTTGTTCCAATTCAGAAACACCTTGAATCTGCAACTGGACGCTTTGACGAGAATGGCGAACATCACCTTACTTTTAGCAAAGGTGCGGAAGAAAAAGACCCAGCCTTGATTAGCGGTGCAGATGCCGAACTTGTTGAGCAAGCGAAGAAGTTCATTACATCAGACCATTTAAATCGCTTTGAGGCAGCGGAGGCGCATTTAGAAGGTCATCCTGTGCAGTTTATGTTGGCTAACGGTGATTTCATCGATATTACATCAGATACCACTTTGGGAATCTTTGAAAAGGATGGCGGCTATTCATTTCGCCTCAAACCCCAAACCATCAAGCTTGAACTTGAGCTGCCGAAGCCTTTTGAGCCGAAGTTAGGTGATCTTTACTGGTTCATTTCACCCTTCTATAGCACTGGATATGACCACTGCACTTTTACAAATGATTCAGCAGATAAGCTGCATGTCCAATATGGCGCATATCGCTCAGAAGACGACGTTAAAAAGGCAGTAGATCAACTCAGAAAGATACGAGGTGCCTCATGATCTTAGCCCTTTTAGATATCGTGCTGTTTAACCTCATCTTGGCGGTTCACTGGGGGATTATCTAATGAATATGTTAGCCAATATCTCGTTTGATGCTGCTGAATCAAAGCTTTTGAAGGACTTAAGCAAGCATCCTGATCTGTTAGCTGGTGCAGTTGAATACGCTTTTCAACGTGGCGATATCAACTCAAAAGAATACCGCCAATGGCAAAGCAAGATTGCAGAAATGGAGCGTCAACACACTGCAAACCTGCTAGCGACTATTAAAGCATGAGGTGTGTATGGGCTTTTTCTTCAATGCAGAATTTCTTGAACAGTTTGGTTTCAGTGTTGGTGAAGAAGATGAAGCAACTCACTACAGCACTTTTGGTGGCAGCGATTGGAAATTGAAAGCTAATAAAGACCAGATGTTCTACTGGGATGCCCTTTCAAAATCTTGGAAAAGATGGGCATTAACTCTAGAGCACTGCACACCGATCGGCGAGAAAGAACCAAATTACAAATGCGGACCAGTTAATCAAGTCGTAGTTAAGAAAGACGAAACGACTCGTGAATTGTCTCCGATTTATTCAAATTCGAAATATAAAGGTGATTAACGATGAATGCACAAGTTAATGAATTACAAGTATTAGAACAAAACGTAATTGTAGCCGCTTTCGCCAAACGTGGCGGTACACATGAATTGTATGAACGTATTGCTCAAGAAGTTCGTTCTCATGTGCCTGATGTGAGCACTAAAAAAGGCCGTGATGCAATTGGTTCACTTGCTTTGAAAATTAGTAAGTCAAAAACACTTATTGAGAAATGTGGCAAAGAATTAGTAGCTGAACAAAAAGCTCAAATCAAAGTGATTGATGATGATCGAATCTCAATTGTTAAGAAGTTTGATTTATTGCGTGATGAGATTTTGGCACCACGTGATGCCTGGGAAAAGGCAGAAGAAGACCGTGTTGCTAAACATACTGGGGCTATTCGAGCTATTCGAAGCCTTTATGATGAAAACACCGTCAACCAAGAAGCTCATGTGATCAAAGGCTATGTTTTTGATATAGAGAAGCTTGAGATTGACTCGACTTTTGAAGAGTTTGAGCAAGAAGCCAAACTTGCAAAGCTTGAAACATTAGAGAAGTTACGCACTGCCCTTACTACACGTGAAAAATATGAAGCTGAACAGGCTGAATTAGAGCGTCTTCGCCAAGCTGAAATACTTCGCCAGCAACAAGAACGTGAGGCTCAGATTGCCCGTGAAGCTGCCGAAAAAGCGGCCCGTGAGGCGGAAGAAAAAGCACGTTTTGAAGCTGAACGTGTACAACGTGAAAAGGCTGAGGCAGAACAACGCGAAGCTCGATTAAAGGCTGAAAAAGAAGCTGCTGAATTACGCGCACAACATGCAGCAGAGGCAGAACGCAAACGTATTGAAGCTGAGCAAGCAGCAAAGCTAGAGGCAGAACGCCAAGCAGAAGAAGCGCGCCAAGCTAACCAAGCACACCGTAAAAAAATCTGTAATGAAGCACTTAAAGGTTTATTGGCTTTGGGTATTGATGAAGCAAAAAGCAAAGAGATTTTGCAGGCAATCAATAAAGGCTTAGTTCCACATGTATCTATTAATTTTTGAGGATTAAAAGATGAGTAATATTGTTTTGTCACAAGTTAGCAAGATTGCATCAGCTTTTAATATGCAAGATGTTGATCCTGCTGAGTTAGCAAATACTCTTGTTAATACAGTATTTAAGAAAGCAACAAATGATGAATTTCTTTCTCTATTAATTGTTGCAAACCAGTACAAGCTAAATCCTTTTACAAAAGAAATTTATGCATTCCCTGCCAAAGGTGGCGGCATCACACCAGTTGTTGGTATTGATGGATGGGCACGCATTATTAATGACAATCCTGTATGTGATGGTATCCAGTTTGAACAAGATGATGAGTCATGCACATGCAAGATTTTCCGTAAAGACCGCAACCACCCTACTGTTGTGACTGAGTATTTATCCGAGTGTCAGGGTAATTCAGAACCTTGGAAAAAATACCCAAAACGGATGCTACGTCATAAGGCTTTAATTCAATGTGCCCGTGTTGCCTTCGGCTTCTCAGGTATTTATGACGAAGACGAAGCTCGTCGTATTGATGATTGTCATATCCCTACCGTTCAGACTGTTAGTTCAGATGTCCCTCAAGGTTATGAAGCCTATGAGCAGCAGCATTTAGATAACATGCGCGCTTTGGCAATGGAAGGCACAGAAGCCTTGCAAACTGGCTACGCTGAATTGCCTCAGGGCGACTGCAAAAAATACTTCTGGACTAAGCATAGCGCTTCATTAAAAGAAGCAGCTCAACATGCTGATCAACCACAAGGACAAGTGTATGAACATTCTCCAGCGTAGTAAAGATTGGCATTCGGAACGCTGTGGCAAAGTCACAGCAAGCCGAGTAAAGGATTTAAATGCAAAGCCTAATAAAGGTAAAGCTTTAAATGCACTGGGTTTAACAATTCTAGCTGAGCGCCTCACTGGCGTTCAGAAGGAAATCCCAACTAATTCAGTAATGCAATGGGGTATCGACAACGAGCCTCATGCAATTGCAGCTTATGAAAATGAGACAGGTAACTTTGTAGTTGGAACAGGTTTAATTGACCACCCTTTCATTGAAATGTTTGGGGCTTCCCCTGATGGGCTTGTGGGTGATAAAGGTCAAATTGAAGTTAAGTGCCCAGACACTACAACGCATTTGAATACCCTGCTGACCAAGCAAGTACCAGATGAGCACATCCCTCAAATCACTAGTCAATTGGCTTGTACTCGTCGTGAATGGTGTGACTTTGTGAGTTATGACCCACGTCTGCCAGAAGGACTACAGATCATTATTATTCGCGTCTTTGCTAAAGACTTGGCTATCGAAGCATTAGAGCAAGATGTTCGTAAATTCAACAAAGCTATAGATGACGCAATTAAAACTTTGAAGGTGGCAGCATGACGGATCAAGAATACAGAGGGAATATGAACTACCCTTTTCAAGATCATATCGTTTTGAATGTCGAAGAAAATGTTGTTCCTTTTCCAAGAACAAATCTGCGTAAGTGTCAGCATGCACAAGTAGAGATTGACACTAAAGCTTTAGAACTTACATGCATGAAGTGCGGAGCAAAAGTAAATCCTGTGATGTGGATCAAAGACACTATGAAATATTGGTCCCGACAACAAACAAAGATTACAGAGCAGAAAAAGCAGATTAGTGAAGACCTTGATGAGCTTAAGAAAAGAGCTAGAACCAAGTGTCAGCACTGCAACAAGATGACTGCTATTAACTTAAAGAATTTTAAATTTACAGTAATTGGGTGATGACATGACAGATTTGAATAAGGAAAGAGAAGTGTTAGAAGCTCAGATTGAAGCATTCAAGAAAGACTGTATGGAATTGTGGTTTGTTCCTGATCTTGCTGACTCATACACAAATACCAATCTTTTTGATTATGTAATCATGAAAGACGGTGTTTTCTTTATGAAAGAACAGGCCCGACAATTATGGGATTTTTGGAATAAAGCCAAAGCTCAGGCGGTGCCAGAGGGTTTCAAAATTGTACCAATTGAACTTAGTGAAGAAATAGCGGAAAGACTAGCGCTTGAGAGAGTTCAGAAACCAAGACCAGAGAACGACCCTGTTTGGGTTGAAATTGCGGAACGTGCTTATAAAAGCAATCTGTTAGCTAAGAAGTGGGAATTAGTTCGAGAATATAAAATTTTGACTGAAGCAAGCGAATCGGGAGCTGATGGATGAGTGAATTTAACTTTGAGCAACTTTATCTAATGGCTCTCATGAATAGTAAAAAGCCAAAGTACGTTTTGAATTGGGTTCATGTATCCAGACATGGGCCAGGTGCGACAAAAGCTACAGAAATTTGTGAATATTTTGGGATAGATCCAGAAGGCACTGATTTTAGAAAAGCGGAAAGTAAGGAGGGGTGAAATGACAGCGATTGCGAATATTGGTAGTAACTTTGTTGTAGCGTTACCACCATCAGAAATTTGGCTTAATGATTTACAAGCAGCAGAATATTTGGGCTATAAAGATGTTCACTTCAAGGCGGCAGTTTGCTGCCAACCAAACTTCCCTAAGCCACGCTTTGTTATTAATTGTGGTCAAGGGAGACGTTGGAATTTGGCAGAGATATCAAACTGGTTAAAAGAACGGTCTGATGATGAACCTAAAAGAGGACGACCACGCAAACGGGGCTAATCTAGCCTCGTTGCAATTTCGCTTGCAGTAGCATTGTAATAGACCATCAAGCTTCTTAAGTCTTTATGCCCAATCATACGGGCCAAGTCTAAAACTTCTAATTTCCTTGCAAGGCGTGTACAAGCTTCATGTCGTGTGTCATGGAAATGCAAATCAGTGATTTGACATCTATCTCTTAATTTACGCCAGAGCGTATCAAAGCTTTGGGAATTACAAGTAAAGACCTGCTTTTTATCAAGACCTTTTAATAAAGTAAGCAACTCAACTGCACGCTTAGATAGTGGTACATTTCGTTTAGTACCATTCTTTGTTTCAGTTAAAACAAGGTATCTATCTTTTAAATAAACACGATCCCAAGTTAAACCAACAATCTCACCAGCACGCATTGCTGTTTCAATTGCAAAGAGAAAGGCAATTATAATTTGCTGAGTTGAATTTACTGGTACATTGTTATCCCAATTTGCTGCAAGACATAATCTATCAATTTCATCCTGAGCAATTCGTCTATCACGGTGCTTTGATGGTGGTGGTAAAGTCAAGTCAGCCATTGGAGACTCTTTAATCCACTTCCATTCTTTTCGGGCAACAGTAAACAGAGAAGCTAAGATATTTGCTTCACGTCTGACAGTAGCGCCCTGAACTTCTTTTAACCGGGAGTCGCGCCATTGCACTAAATCGTCAGTTGTGACTTTGGCCAATTGTTTTTGGCATAGCTTTTTATACTCACGCTTGAAGAAAGCCATTTGCTTGACTTCATTCTCATGAGTTTTCTTTTTAACACTCACTTCACTTAAGTAGCGTTCAATAGCTTCTAAAAAAGAGTGATCTGGTAATTTGCCATGCGATTGTTCGCGCAACTGAGTCTCGCGTTTAGATGCCCAAGCCCTAGCTTGAGCTTTTGTATCAAAGGTTGAACTTTCGCGAATTCCGTTTACACTTATCTCGGCTCGCCATGTATTGTTGCGTTGTCTAAATGAAGCCAT